GGATAAGCGAATTCATGAGATTGCATTTGATGTTAAGGTTTTAAAAATTGAGACATTAGATGATAACAACAAGGCGGTTTATCTTGATTGTGATGCATTCTCGACGGTGCATCAGGAATCTGGAGATGCACAATTAAGATGTACCATGTCCTCGATGCACTGGAGGACTGGATTTAATAAGGATGTGAAAGGACGAACAGGAAGCCCTTGTCTTACGACCGCAGGTCTCACGAACAGGCGATATCCTATCGTTTTCCAGGGCATCGAGATGCAGCTAGGATTTTACGAGATAATGGCTGGATTTGATCTGATCACAGACAATAGCGGAACACAGGATATCTACGCACTAACAGATGCAACAAAAGCAACAACAACCCCAAAAGCTGGACAGGCTGGTTATGTAAAAATATCCAGCATCATCCCAACAAACAAAAATGGATGGAATTATATAACACGCCTCACGTTCGCTAGCGGATATTTTTGCGCAACGTCTTGCGGGGAAAGCGGAAGCGGAAACTCCAAAGGATGTGGAGACGCTATCTTTATATCATCTGGAAATGATGGAGAAGCGAGAGAGCTTCTGTCGTTCGGCGGTCTCGGGGGCCGGGGTGCCTGCGGGCTGTTCTGCCTGCGTCTGGGCGGCTGGCTCGGGTGCTGCTGGTGGTGCATCGGCGGTCGCCTTTCTGTCAACGCGGTTTTACAAGAGGGGTGAATTCCGTAAGGAAGAGGGGATTCCTCCCCTCATTAACTAGGGTTTGCGTGTCAGCACCGCTTCAGTCGTTCGGCAATCTCAGGAACTGGGATACCTGCGGGCTGTTCTGCCTGAATCTGAACAACAGGCTCGGGAACTGCAGGTGGAACATCGGCGGTCGCAATTCGAAAAAAATATACATCTAAAAAATAACTTTTGACACGTATTTCGTACCTTGGCAGGACAGCGAAAGCTCCTTAGGCACAACCAAAGTTGCTGTCTAAAAATAGTGTATAAAACCGGCAGGCTAGTAATGAAAACGAACGTCTGTATAACACAACGAAAGGATGTAAATGAAACGGTATTGTAAAAATTTTAAATTTACACATAAGTACATAGAAATGCGCCTATGCAAATGTATGAAGAAGAGGTGGAGAAGGAAAGATGCGGCTTATTTTCTCGCAAAATATGCGATCAAGCATAAGTTAACAAGTAACAATATCTGTGATGTAGCAGAAAACATACATGATTATATACTGTCCGATCAAGATTCGAGAGAACAGATCAAGAAACATTTGTTTCCGATAATCGCAAGAGATTTACTGAAAGAAATCGAGACAGATCAGATAAAACTTAGAAAGATTAATTATCAAGAAAGAGTCGATCGAGCAAGTGGTAAAACAAGGAGAATCGGCATTGCAAGTATTAAGCAACAAGTCTA